GAGCCATGCGTCGGTCGCAGGCTTCCAGTCCGCGCCACAACAACTCGCGCTCTGCCTCTTCGAGCGATGCTGCCTTGGCAACACCACTCCCGCCGACGAAGACCATCCAGCAGGTTTCGTCAAACCATGTGCCTGGCGGATAGATCGACAGTGCGATGTAGCCCTCGCCGGATGGATTTTGGATCGGCTCGTATTCGATACGCTGTTCCGGCTTCACGGTTGTCATGGTTAGAACCTCAGTTGAGCAGGTTGCTTGGGTGTTCGTGCCGGCACGATAGAGTCGATAGCACGTTTGTCGATGACGCGCATGGTGCCGTCCTGATCGACGCCGGACAGGGTTTCGGCAGTGTCCTGGGTGACCTTCAGTGTGATCGTGTCAAGGTTGCCGGTGTCAACCTTCCAGAAGACGCGGACCAGCTTGCCAGTCATGGGTTGGCCTTCGGGGCAATGTACGCATCAACCAGGCTGGCGAGGGTGGTGTCCGAGAAGGCGCACATGGCTTTCCCGATAGCCTTGAACTGCTGGTACTTGTCGATCCCGTAGTCGTCGTCCCACAACCCGAGTGCCTCGCGGAAGTCGGCGTAGTTCATGTTGTAGGCAGCTTGGCCGAGTGACTCAAACGCGGAGCGGAGATTCTGTGGGTCGGTCATGAGTGCTTCTCCAGTGCTCGCATGATGCGGCGAACAGCGCCACGGTCCTCACGGACAGCAGCGGGGCGACGGTCAGATGCCGAGCCGCGTGGAGCAAACCGAGCCTTGCGGCTGGCCTGCTCACGTCGGCTGGTCTTGTCGTTCATCAGTGCGCGTCTTGGTTGTAGGCGAAGGTCTTGATGCCGGCGATCCGATTCAGCACATCCTGGGTCTGAACGGTCGGGTCGTTCGCGAACTTGTCGCTGGTCAGGTAGACGGCCAACTCGGTGAGTCCTTCGTAAAGGGCGGCGATCTCGCGCTGCTGGACTGCCGTCTCGTTCTGTAGTCGCTTGATGTAGTTGCTTTCCATGTAAACTACAATACCGTATCAAGGCGAGACTGTCAATAGATTATCAAGCGAGGTAGGAAAATGCCGGCAACACTTGACCAGTTGACTGACATGGCCGCGATGCGCGAGCGGCTCGGACTACGACTCAGCCCGGATGGTGCGTTCAACCACTACTACAACGACGTGGCAGCGCTTCTGCGCGAGGTACAGCGGCTTCAAGAGGAGGCTGACCTAGCCAGAGCCTGCTTCATCGAGGATGGGGTTGTTGCGCCTGATAGCGCGTCCCTGTACGACTACGCGGTCCGCTGGAAAAACGAAGCCACCGGGTTCTGGGAGAAGGCGCAGACCAAGAAGCTGCGCGACGAGCTTCGCGATACGCGAAGTCATCTGATCGACTCAGAGGCAATGGTGGATCAGTTCACCAAGCTGCTCGAAGAAGCCAGGACTGAGATTGACGCGCTGAAAGAGCAGTCGGACGGCCAGATCGACGCACTGTTCCGCCAGGAAGCTGACTTCAACAAACTGCTTCAGGCCGAGCAGGCTGCACAGATCGACCTGCATGACAAGGTCGCCAAGCTAGAGACAGCACTGGTGGACTGCAGCACGCGCTGCGAGCAGGTACTGGCAATGGCCCAGGCGCAGCATGCGGCTAAGGTTGACGAAGCTCGCGAGGCGCTAGACGCAGCCATGCAGGCTCTGGCTAGCTAGGTGGCAGTCCTATTGGCGGGCATGCTGCTGCTGAGTGCAGCCACGACCGATCTGGAAGCTCTGGCCGAGCAGGCCGGCGTTGACCCGGTAGACCTGGCTGGCGCGGTCGAGGCAACCGGCCTGGACCCACGCGACTACCTTTACATGACAGGCGAGCTACAGAAACCGGTGCAAGAACCGGTTTACGGAGTGTGGGACCGGCTGCAATCAGAATGCGAGACTCCTGGCCTCGGATGGCACGCCAACACTGGCAACGGCTATTACGGCGGGCTTCAGTTTGATCGGCGGACGTGGCTTGCTTATGGAGGCGGGCGATACGCAGGATCGGCACACCAGGCTACGAGAGGGCAGCAGATAGAAATAGCCGAACGATTACATGCTGTTCGTGGATTCCAGCCATGGCCGGGATGCCGGCGCAAATTGAGGCTACCTTAGAGCAGGTGCTTCCAGTGCGTTCCGTTCACGATGAACTTTACGTTTGACCACGACACGCCGTGGGCGCGGGCGATTTGGGCTATGTGAACGCCGGTGGCATATGCCGCCCGTATCTCCCGCACTTGATTATCGGTTAGCTTTGATGTCGCGTGCGATTCACCGCGCGTGACCTTCTCGGGATGTGTATGGGTTCCGTTGCGCTCGCCACGGGCGGCGCGTTCCGGGCGTCCAGCATGTCCTAGTGGTCGGCCCTTAGCGGTAGCATCCCTCATGTTGTCCCTGTTTGTCCCGATAAATAGATGATCTGGGCGGACACAGTGCCGCACGTCGCAGGCATGGCAGACGAATAACCCCTTGGGAATCGGGCCATAGGCAAGTTCCCAAGCCACGCGATGCGCCAACAGCGTGCCGGCACCCGCTGGGCCTGCGCCGATCTTGCCATATCCATTGCGGTGCCTGGAAGCTGTCCACAACCAGCAACCGTCTGACTTTTCAACCTTAGCCCAGAATCGAAGGGCTAAATTGGAACGCGAGATTGACGCACCGCAGCTACAGGCGCAGTCGATAGACTCTTGTTGCATCGCGGAAGTTACCTCCGTGGTGTCGGCCCCCGGACGTTCGCAGCGTTGCGGGGGTATTTCTATGGAGATTTTACATTGTCAGCACCTAGGGCACTTGCGCTGAACGGTGACGAGATCGGCTCGACAGCTTGGCGTCTGTGGCAACCGATGGCTGAGCTACGGAAGCGTGGCTTCCTGGCCCACTCATCGCACACCAACGAGTCGCACAAGTTCTTGCCGCTCATTGCAGCCGGTGTCTACAACTGCATCATCACCCCGAGACTGGCGTGGCCGGCTGAAGCAGGGCTTCCCTGGCAACGAGCCATCCGCAGAGCCGGTCTGTGCTGGATCTACGAAGTCGATGATGACGTGTTCTCTGAGGGCATCCTGGGGCGGCAGTACCGCGTCTTCGAGTCAGAGCGGAAGCTCGGATGGGATGGGCTGGAGCAGCGTCGTCAGGAGCGCATCAAGGTCATCAACGAGTGCGATGCAATCACGGTATCGAGCCGTAGACTGGCGACGGTAGTCAGGAACCATGCGCCAGCGTCTACGCCGATCTACGTGGTCCCAAACGCGATTGACGCCAAGTGGTTCAAGCAGGTTATGCGCGGTATCGGTCGCGTGCCAGAGCTAGAGGGCAAGTTGACCATCGGCTGGGCCGGCGGCAACCGCGACCTGATGGACACCAAAGAGCTAGCCGAAGCCTGGGGCATCCTGGCTGAGAAGTACCCAGACGTGATGTTCGTCGTGCAGGGCTGGATTCCTGATAATCTGGACGTAGCTGTGCCGAAGCATCGCAGGGTGACGCTGCCGTGGCTACCGCTATCTGAGTATCCGCGTGCGCTCATCAACGTGGACATCGGCTGTTGCGTCGTAGCACCTAGCAACTTCAACGAGGCGAAGACGCCGATCAAGTGGTTTGAGATGACCCTGGCTGGTGCAGCCTGTGTCGTCAGCCCAACCCTCTACGGTCAGGCTGTGACTGACGGCGAGGATGCTCTGCTGGCCCGAACCACCGAGCAGTGGGTTAGCCAGCTTAGCCGGCTGATCGAGTCTGAGCAGCTACGTAGAGAGCTTCAGGACAATGCGCGAACCACGGTCATGACGAACCACAGCCTGGACAACAACTGGTGGCGTTGGCCGCAGGCATGGGGCGATGCGGTCGAGCAGTATCAAGACAAGCAGGCCAGAACGCTGGTCCTGGCCCGAGCCTAGTCGTCCGGACAGCGCCAGTCGCTCTCGCCACCGTTCCAGGGTGCTCCAGGGAAGTGGGTCTGGGCGAAGGCTTCAGCATCAGTGACAGAATCGCCGTCGTGACTGAACTCGAATTCCGATTGATGCAACAGGTTGCCGGATGCGTCGTAGGCATACGCGACCCAGCCACAACAGCCGGTTTCGCAGCCGTAGAAACTATGCTCGGTGGTTGTGTAGGCAATCCGTGAGTCGATCATTTCTTTCTCGCAGCCTTGGCGCAGGCGTAGCAGCGTCCACTCCAGATGATCGGCTTCTTACAGACGCCGCAGCGGTGCTGGGTCTTGGGCATCAGCCGTACTCTTCCTCCGCAAAGCAACGTTCGCAGTCGCGGGCTGTGTTGCCACAGTCCAGCGTGCAGACGCTGTAGTCAGGCGTGCTGTGCGCGGCACAGACGATGAAGGCCAGCCCACGACGGCCAGCCAGATGCGCCTCGATGGCGCTCTGGTTCCTGACCCGCCACTCGCTGACGGACTCGCCGTCTGCCATCGGCAGACCCTGGAAGGTAACCGGGCCAAGCTCCCGGTCTAGCTGCGCGGCGATGCGCGTCCACTTGGCGCGCTCGCGGAGGATAGGGGAAAGGGTCATGCGGCTCTCCTTTTAGACCCCGTAGCTGGATCGGACCATCTCGCGAAGTTCGATCAGATAGGCAACTTTCTCAGCGGTCGTGGCGTCGAAGGCAGGCAGGCTGATGCCCATGTCTGCGAGGTTCTCTTCAGCAGAGGACAGGTAAACGTTCGGGTTCTCGTTCAGGGCTTCAAGTTCTTTGACCAGTTTCTCGAACTTCTTTTCCATGTACTCAAGATACTACCGATTCAAGAAGCTGTCAATAGGTTTTCAAGCGAATGTCGGGAAGCCGGCAAGACTCGCCAAACTCAGAAAGGAGTCGGCCTGTGGAGTACAAGACGATCCCGCTCGCGGACTACGAACTAAAGGCCGGCTCTGATGGCTGGTCGTTTACGGCGTATGCCTCGACGTTCGGCAACAAGGATCACGGTGGCGACATCATCCAGAAGGGTGCGTTCAAGACCACCCTGACGAACCCGAACCGTGACCGACCGCTGCTCTGGCAGCACATGATGAGCGAGCCAATCGGCAGCGAGGTCAGCCTGCGCGAGGACGGCAAGGGCTTGCTCGGCAAGTGGGAACTGGTCGATACGCAGCGTGGGGCAGACGCCTACAAACTGCTGAAGAAGGGTGTCGTGCGCAGCATGAGCATCGGCTACATGCCGGTGGCCTTTGAGTTTGACGAAGGCGGCGAGACGCGTATCCTCAACGAGATAGACCTACTGGAAAACAGCGTGGTCAGCATCCCGATGAACGACCAGGCCCGCATCCAGACGGTCAAGCACATCTGTGCAACCTGCGACAACAAGGAGAGCCTCGACTACACGAAGCTGAGTTTCGCAGAGCTATCAAAGCTCCTGGCTGACGTGAGCGGTGTGTTCGGTGAGCGCACCCAGACGTTGCTGGAGAAGCTGGAAGCCGGCGACCATGAGTTGACCGGTTCCAAGAGCGACGATCTTCACGCACTTCTTGAGACGTTCTCAGGATTGGACGCCGTGCGTTCCACCGCTGAAGCCCTCGTACAGCGTGCCCCGGTTCAGGAAGAGAACCCCGGTGGAGAAGCACGGCAGAGCTACATGGCCCTTGCCCTAGAGCTACGCCGACGCAAGCTGCGTCAGGCGGGCATTGAGGTTTAGTTCCAATGTCTAAGACAATTTCTGAGGTTCAGGGTGAGATCAAGGAACTGCTCGGCAAGGCAGACCTGATCGAGAAGAAGTACCGCGAAGATCCGGAGAAGATGCCGGACGACGAGCGGCGCGAGTGGGAGTCCGTCCTCGATCAGGTCACCACGCTGGAGAAGAGTCACGAGACGCTCGCGCTCCATGAGGCCAAGCGGGACCAGATCAGTCGCTCTCTGGAGCGGTACTCGCGGCCTGCTCAGGCGGCGTTCCGCCCCGGCTACGGCGACGAAGCGCCGGAGGGCAAGCGCATCTCGCCAGGCATGCAGTTCCTGCAGAACGCCGACTACCGCACGCTGAAGCAGAACGGTGCATTCAACAGCAATCTGGCCCGAGTAGATTTCTCGGTCACGATGGCTGAGGGCACGTCGCTGCTCCAGTGGGGCGATCAGAAGGCTCTGCTGCGCGGCGGTTCGTCCTCGTCTGGTCAGGCGTTCGTTCTGGAAGATCACCGCCCCGGTTTCCTCGATATCCTCCAGGCACCGCTGAACATCCTCGATCTGATCGACCGGTCACCGACCGACTCGGACACCATCGAGTACGTCCGCGAAGACACGTTCACCAACAGTGCCGCGTTCGTGGCTGAGGCAACGTCCTTCACGCCTACGGCTCTGCCGTCTGGCTCGCAGGGTGTCAAGCCTGAGTCCGCGCTCGCCTACAGCACGCAGACCGCGACAGTCCGCACGATGGCGCACTGGATCCCAGTGACGAATCGCATGCTGGCTGATGCGCCTGCGATCCGTGGGACCATCGACGGTCGGCTGCTCTTCGGTCTGCAGCAGAAACTTCAGGCTCAGGTTGTGTCTGGCGCTGGCTCAGGTGAAGACCTGACCGGCATCTTGAACGCGGCTGGCATCGGCGTGGTTGCCAAGACCGCTGGTACGGGCGATTCCGTCATTGACGCGCTCTACCGTGGTCGCACTCAGGTCATGTGGACAGGCTTCGGTCGGCCCACAGCCTACGTCGTGAACCCGGCTGACTGGCAGACGGTGCGACTGGCGCGTGAGACGGCCAGCACGTCGTTCTCGCCTGGTGGCTACCTGATGGGTCCGCCAAACAGCCAGGGCTTCCAGACGCTCTGGGGCATCCCGGTCGTGGAAGATCCGAACGTCCCGGTGGGAACCGCGCTGATCGGTGATTTCGCTCAGGGTGCAACCCTGTTCGACCGCGAGCAGGGTGCAGTCAGGGTCGGCACCGTGAATGACCAGTTCATTCGCAACATGCAGACGATCCTGGCAGAGCTTCGTGTTGCGTTCGTCGTTTGGCGACCGGGCGTCTTCACGAAGGTCACCGGGCTGAACGCTTAGCTCATGATGACCCCGGCTGACGCGATTGCATACGTCCTCGCTCGTCTGCAACGCCGACGCCGGGGTCAGGCCGAGCCGCCGGTGACTGCGCGTCCTCCCACCACATCACCGGCGGCGAAGCCACATCGTTTCTACTGGGACAAGGCGTTACGAGCGAGGGCTGATTACGAAACCAAGGAGGGCCAGTGAGTATGGCTGACGACCAGAAGTATCCGGTGCGTCTGTACGACGCCAATGGGCAGCACGTAGCTGATGCCGAGCACGACGAGGATCTGTCTGCAGCGGCGACCCGGGGCGGGACCGTTGAGGCGGGTGGCAAGACCTACGTGTGGGATCAGCGGAACGGGCAGTGGCGCGAGTCCAGTGCGACCTACAAGCTCGGCAGCAAGGCTGTTGAGAAGGTCGAGCCAGAGGCTGCGACTGCGGTGACGACTGCGCCCGAGAAGAAGTAACCCATGACTGGCGTGGCAGTGATTGTGGTGTCGTTCAATCGGCCCAACTTGCTGCGCCAGGCATTGGCATCTATCCAGGGTGCGGATCAGATCATCGTGGCTGACGACGGTTCAGACTTCGATGTACGTGGCAGCTACGAGCTTGTTGCTAACCCACCGATTCCTCCAATAGAACGGCTGCGCCAGCCGCGTCTCGGTGGTCTGCTCAACCGGGCACTGCGGCTGGTGCGTCAACCTGTCGTGACGTACTTGAACGATGACGACCTGTTTGCGACGGACTGGATAGCTACGGTATCGCGGTTCTTCGCCCAGTCGGACGCACACATGTGTCGCGGTGATTGGCTGGTCTACGGCAAGGCTCGCAACTCGTTTCCGCCAGAGGCAGGCTGGTGCATCACAACCGGCAACTACGCGTACCGCACATCCTGTGCGACCGAAGAGCAGTGCTGGTGGGGCGAACAAACCGTAGGCTCACACGACGGTGTGATGCTCACTGACTACTTGAATAGGCACGGCATGAAGCCTGGAGGATGGGACGTACCGCATATCGGCATGGCCGGCTGGCGGCGTGAGCATGCGTCGAACATGGCGCATTTCACCCAGAGCGAAGGCGGCTACATGGCCGGGGCAGACAAGATGTTTGCACTAGGAACCCGCGAATAAGCAAAGGGAAGCGAGGCCCAATGCCACCACGAATCCGCAAGATCGGACCGGTTACGTTCAGCTTCATAGTTCCGACCCATCTGGAGGATCGACCGTTGCATCGCTGCCTGAAGTCAGTGTTCGGCCAGCTAGGCGTAGGCGACGAAGTGATCGTGGTCGGAGATACACAC